AGGAACGCCAATAAGAATAGTATTTGAGTTTAGTTCTTGTGTAATCCATAATGAAATTAGAGTTTTTCCTACTCCACACATTAATACAAGCATCCCTTTATCGTATTGTTTAAAATGTATAACTGACTTTTCAATAATAACAGTTTGGTCGTTTCTCGGTATATAGGAAATAATTTGTTTATTTGTTCTCTTGGTTTTTAGTATATGGATTAATGATTGAATATTTATTTTTTTCATAGTTTTTTTTACTCTGTTGCATCTTACTAAATCACTAATTTCTTGTTTGGTTAATTTTTTATACTTAATGCCAAGCGTGATTAAATAAGGTTCAATAAGAGTAATAATTTTTTTATTGTAAAATTCAGTTCCAGCATCATATTTAACATTTAATTCACGAAACTCATATTGTAATAAGCGTTCAATAATCCCCATCTTTTCAATAGGAACTTCAAACACCGCTTCAAAATATCCTCTCTTAATCTCACCAGTAGCATATTGTGTATCTCTTTCAGGAATATTAATTGCCTTACCCATTTTATACGCATCATCAACATCATATGATGGATGATTTCTAACATAGATATATCCGTTAGTTTGGTTCATTTTGATAAAGTTTCATATAAATTATGTAATAATATATTAATGAAAAAGTAAATCAATTTTTTATTTTATTCAGGAAATAAAATAAAAAACTTTTAAGAAAATCGGCGTTTTAGAGTATTGCTCTAAATGTGCAAAGGTGTAAAGCATCATCTATTTTCGTTTATTGGAATTATGACACATAAAGAGCGAAGATTATAAAACTTCTGCTGTTAAATATTATTTGAATAGCAAAGATAATATTAGAAAAACTTGTAAAATCTTTGATTGTCGCTCTGTGAAGAGCAAACCTTTTTGATTTTTAGTGGGTTTTGTCTCATTTTACACCCTTGAATATGTAAAACCGCACCTTTCTAATAATAATAGAAATCAATTCATTCTCTCTAAAAAATACAAGACGTTATGAAATTCTGCATTGGTTTGTGCTAAATTCATTTTACCGACGACCTGAAACCGGCAAAACAGAGCTGCATTGATGATGGATGTCGTACTCTCCAAATACAGTATTGTTTCATTCTCGCGAATATTGTTGCTGAGATTGTCCCTAAATGTTTCTACGTAAACAACTTCGTTCGTAGACAACGATTCGTATTTGTTGTCAAAGGTAAATGTCTTGTAATCACGCTGAAACGGGTCCTTGATTCTCGACTTGCAACCCACCCTATTTTGGTCCTTGTTCTCTAGTTTCGTCTGGAGGGGCAATTCAGGTAAAATCTTGTGAAGCAATTGCAATACCAATGCGCCCCCTGGCTTCAACCAAAAATAACAATTCCGAAAAAACACTACCTTGTCGGGAAAATGATAAATAGTGTCATGCAAACACAAAATATGCGAAAAGGAACTGCGCTGATACAACATGGCATCTGCCGGGTCGCCGCGAATGCATGCTTGGGAAATCGTGGATTGGTATTGTTTTGTATATTGGTTCATCGCCACGGATGACTCCACACCATACGCACTGTACCCCTTGTCGCTCAATAGACGCACTATTTTACCCGTTTTGGACCCAATGTCTAAAAATACACTTCTCTCCGGCGTTGCCTGTGTATTCTGCTCTATTGCGGAGAGAAGAGCATCAGTGTAAGTCGCGGGGTGATAAATGAAATCATAGGCTTGGATGTAAAAATCGTCGTAAATGTCTTCGTTGCGTTTCAATACATAGCGCGTGGTTTGCGAGAATCCTTCCTTCAATTGTTTTTTTTTCAGATACAATTTCTTGATTGCCACAATGACTAAAACAAAGGTCAATCCAAGCAACAAATAGTACCATATTTGATTGAAAAATTTACTCATCGATACATATATATATATATATTATGTATTTCATTGAAAAAATTTCACGCTAATTTATTCTAAAATATGCATTGCATTTGTATTTTCTTCTAAAATATGCATTGCATTTGTATAGAAGATGAATGGCATACCAACAAAGGAATCGCATTTCGGATTCAAAGATAAACCATTCCAATCTATTTTCTCTGGGTTTTCTTCCAACAAAGGAATCGCGTTCGCTTATTTCTTCGGAATGTTTTGTAAAGAGCTCATTTACCAATAGTTTGGACATTTTTGCAAAAACAGAATTAGGTACATAGCATTCAATTTTTCCCAAAACATAATAAAAATTGATGGGTTGTACTGTCACACCCAACCAACCAACCAACCATACAAATGGAAAATGACTTGTCACGTAAATATCAACAAAAAACGGAAATACAGCACATCTTGGACCGTCCCAATGTTTGCATCGGTTCCATTCACGCAGTTCAAGAAGAAATGTGGGTATCCAAACGGGACGGCGAAACGAACACTATAGTGATTGACAACCAATGCATTGATTATGTGCCGGCCTTGTACAAATTGTTTGACGAGGGCATAGTGAATTGCCGAGACCATGCAGTGCGAATGAAGGCCTCGTTGCTTCCCGACAAAAAAGCTGTAACTTTCATTGACGTCAAAGTGGATTTGACGGACGGTAGCATTGAAATGACAAACGACGGGGACGGTCTGGACGTTGCTCGACATCCCGATACTGGTCTTTGGATTCCCGAAATGATATTTGGTCATTTGCGGACATCCACCAATTATTCGACCGAGGATGAATTGGCGAGAATGGTGGGCGGGCAAAACGGGTTGGGGTTCAAATTGGTGTTGATATGGTCCACGTATGGACGCATTGAAACTGTGGACCATCGTCGCGGTCTCAAATACACGCAGGAATTTTGCGGCAATTTGAGCGAGATTCGAGCACCCATCATAGAGAAGGTAAAACACACCAAACCATACACGAAAATCGTATTTCGGCCGGATTACAAACGCATGCGTTGCCAAATGACGCCGGACATTGTTTCCTTGTTCCACAAACGTGTGATTGATATGGGGGCATTGACGGAAGACAAAGTCCGCGTTACATTCAATGGTGTACCCACGGTGGTGAAGAATTTCCAGAAATACGTGGACATGTTTCCCCACAAGGACAAGGTGTTTTATGAAAAACCCAACGAACGCTGGGAATACGCCATTACACTGTCTCCCACTCATTCGTTTCAACAGGTATCATTTGTCAATGGTATTTGTACTTACAAGGGGGGGAAACATGTCGACCATTTGATGGGTAAAATCACGCGCGAAGTATCCAAATATATCGAAACCAAGAAGAAAACAAAAGTCCCTTTGGGGGTCATCAAGGACCAATTGTTCGTGTTTTTGAAATGCGACATTGTATCCCCCACATTTGATAGCCAAACCAAAGACTGCTTGAACACGCCCGCGGATTTGTTCGGCTCCACCTATCAAGTCTCGGAATCATTTGTAGAAAAGGTCGCCAAAAGTGTAATGGATTTGGTGTGTAATTTGACCAAGGTGAGAGAAGACGCCAAAATCGCCAAAACCACGGACGGAAAACGAGGAAAAAATGTCCACATCGAAAAATACACACCCGCAAATTATGCGGGTACAGTTCGGTCCAAAGATTGTATTTTGATATTGTGCGAAGGCGACAGTGCCAAATCGGGTGTATTGTCGGGGTTGTCAAAGGAAGACCGTGACATCATAGGCATCTATCCGTTGCGCGGTAAATTATTGAATGTTCGCGGCGAGGATGCACAAACCATCGGGAAAAACAAGGAAATTACGGAATTGAAACAAATATTGGGTCTTGAAAATGGACGAGAATACAAAACCCAAGCGGACGTAAACAAACATTTGAATTACGGCCATGTAATGATTCTCTGCGATGCGGATGTAGATGGTTCGCACATCAAAGGGTTGTGCATCAATTTGTTCGACAGCGAATGGTCCTCGCTCCTGCGTATTCCGGGATTTTTGTGTTATATGAATACACCCATTCTAAGGGCCACCAAGGGAAACCAGACACGACTGTTTTACAACGAAGGCGAATTCAAAACCTGGAAGCGCGAAAATGAGGGTTGGACAATCAAATATTACAAGGGTCTAGGTACTTCAACCGCCAAAGAATTCAAAGAGTATTTCGCCGAAAAGAAATTCGTTTATTTCGATTGGTGCGAAGACAGTTCCCAGTGCATCGACATGGCATTCAACCGGAAATTGTCGGATGTACGCAAACAATGGTTGGAAAATTCCGACCGGAATTTGTATGTCGACACACGACAATCTCGTATTACCTATAGTGATTTTGTTCTCAAAGAATTGATACAATTTTGCCGTTACAGTTGCGAACGCGCCATACCCAACATTATCGACGGAATGAAAACATCTCAGCGTAAGATTCTCTACAGTGCCTTCAAACGCAATTTGACACAAGAAATCAAAGTGGCACAATTCGCCGGATATGTGGCCGAACACAGCAATTATCATCACGGCGAGGTAAGTTTATGCGGAACGATTATTCATATGGCACAAAATTATGTTGGTTCAAACAATATAAATTTGTTGTTGCCCAATGGTCAATTTGGTACTCGTTTCGGAAAAGATGGATGCATTGGAGACGACCACGCCAGTCCTCGATATATATTTACACAATTGGCACCCATAGCGAGAAACATATTCTCGCGAGAGGATGACCATATATTGACTTACTTGGAGGATGACGGGGACCTCATCGAGCCGGAATATTATTATCCAATTCTGCCCATGATTCTCGTCAATGGTACCGAGGGCATTGGAATGGGGTATTCCACCCAAGTCATTAGTTATTATCCTTCAAACATTATAGATTATTTGAGACAGCGTCTTGCACACAATCGTGTTGTGGATGCGGATGCGGAATGGTTGCCGTACTACGAAGGATTTCGCGGAGACATTGAGAGAACGACGGAACGCGGTAAATTTGTGGTAAAGGGGAAATACGAAACAATCGGGGCAGACAAGATACGAATCACGGAATTACCTGTGGGCATGGCCACCTCAAAGTTGATGTCTATATTGAAAACATTGGTGGAACCTGTCAAGGCGGGCACGGCCATGGTCAAAGATTATCGCGAAAACAACACCGATACGTTGGTCGATGTTGTCGTGGAATTTCAACATGGGGGTCTGGCCTCCTTGGACAAACAGGCATTGGAAAAATTGTTGAAGTTGACCACGACGTTGACGACATCCAACATGTACTTGTTCGATTCCCAACTCAAATTGCGGAAATACGAAACCATAAATGAAATTTTGGAAGAATATTACTGCGTGCGTTTGGCGGCCATTGAACGGAGGCGCCAACATTCCATCCAAGTCATGCAGGACGAATTGGTTCTTCTCTCCAATAAGGCTCGCTACATTGTCGAGACATTGTCGGGAGAAATTGATTTGCGAAACAGAACTACAACCGAAATCAATTCTATGTTGTTGAATCGCAATTATATTGCACTGCCGGATTACGATTATTTGTTGCGAATGCGTATGGATTCGGTCTCGTTGGAAAAGGCACGCAAGATTGTAGAGGAACGTGAAGATACGGAAAGGAGGCTCGGACGATTGCGAGAAACAACCAAAGAACAAGTGTGGTTGCAAGAATTGGAGCTTGTAGAACACGAGTATCGCAAATCAGTCGCCATGGACCACTCTCTCGGTAAAAAGAGTAGGATAGCACACAAATAAAAGAAGTACTAGAAGTAATTGGATACTTTAATTAAATTATATACACAATTAAATTATACTATGGTTGAAGATTTTATATTGACGTGTTTGATTGTTTTTGTAGTTTCCTTGTCCTTGTTGATGATTTACAAATATCACTTTCGCGAGACGTTTTTGGACGAGTCAGCAACAACGGCCAAGGGTCAAGTAGTAAGTTACGACCCCAACAATTACGATTTGACTTACCACGAAGAAATTGCGGAGAATGGTTTGAACGCCATGAACGACATCTCGTCAAACAGTGATTTGTTTTTAGGTGGTATTGTATCACCACCCAGACCCAATTATGTTCCCAATTACGAAAACAGTGTGTATTTGTCAAACAAGTATTTGTCCAACGCAATTGGAAATTTGCCAGATGCAGTTGCCAACAATCCTCGCGGGTTTTGCCAAAGTGAAAATACATTGACACAGGAAGAAAAATGCAATCGTTTGCCCAAAGATGTATGCGCATCTACCGAATGTTGTGTATTGTTGGGGGGAAGTAAATGTGTAGCTGGAAATCAACACGGTCCATTGATGGGTAGCAATTACTCTGACATGTTTGCCCCCTATCGTGATTTTTACTATTATTCGGGAGAATGTTACGGCAATTGCAATCAAATCAATGAACCATACTCGTATGGACAATATCTGTCTCCGCCAAAAACCACTACAACAACCCCGCCAAAAACCACTACAACAACCCCGCCATCAATCACTACAACAACCCCGCCAAAAACCGCTACAACAACACCCCCACAAAAACCCATTAAACCACCCCCGCCATAAAAACCAACATAGATATTGTAAAAACAATTTTGTTGTGGTCACTATTTGTCGCAGGTGTACAGTGTAAATTTTTTTCAACTATTCTTTGTACAGGCGAAAATTGAAATTATATTGTTTGGTGAATTGAATTATAAAAATGTTAAAATATATCTATACTAAATTGAATTATATTTGGTATAGATTTATATTTATCAATAAAACAAACAATTATCAATTGGGCAGATGGCGCATTGAAGATAAAACTAAAACAAATATAAAAATCGATTTAGCAAATGAAGACCATTGTGGTACATGTTTGATAAAAAAATCATTTTCTGTAGAAGAACAGCAATCCCCCAAGCTTAAAACCCCGGTTCATCGGTAAACACGGGAGGTTTGGTAATTTCTAATTTGGTATTGAAGTAAGAGTTCAAAATAGGTTGCGCATAATTGAAAATAAAGACCCCCAAAAAGGAAGACAAGGCCACTTCCAACGCATCTCGCACAAGGAACTTCAACACTATAGGTTCGTCGTTGTTGAAAAATTGCAATTCACCCCATTTCAAAATGCCAAACAAAACCATGATAATCACAGCAATCAACAGTTCCTTTTCCATTCGCTTATAAAGTATGAAAATATAGGAAACATTCTAGAACTACGCGCTAAAACGTACTGCGTCGTTTTCTTATTTTAGTATAAATAAAGATGGAATCATCATCCACCACGCGTATTGTGGATTTACCAGAGAATCATGTGATGCCTGCATTTCTTGAGTCCATGGAAACCAAAAACAAGCCCCAATCCCAAAGCGTGCCATCTTATACGCCCATAGATGTACATCCCAACCCCTATGGTGTTTCCAAGCCCAATGCCCCCATTGATTTCACGCAACCCCCTCCACAACCCGAAACGTATCCTATGCCGTCTCGAGATTATCCCCAAACGAATACATTCGCCAACGACGAACGCATACAACCCAATTATATTCCGCCGTCATCACACAAAAAAAAACTAACAACCGATTTTTTGCTGGAAAATGCAGACATTGACGATGAACAATGGTTGCAACATCGCCAAAGAAAATATCGTGCTTCCAAATGGGAACAATTGTGGGATGACATTCAGGTTCCCATTTTCATTTCTGTATTGTTTTTTCTGTTTCAAACACCATACATTCACAATTTATTCTTCTTTTATCTCTCGTCGTTCCCCTTGTTCGAAGCAGATGGTACACCGAATTTCATGGGGATGGTCGTCAAAAGCATTGTGTTCGGCGGTGTGTATTATGGTTCGGTCCGGCTGCAAAATTATTTGAGCGCGTGATTATTTCAACCAAGGAAGGCAATTCTCGTCATAATCGCGGCCATGCAATTCGTAAAACACTTTACAAAATTCTTTTTTCTTCATTACCCCAGTTTCGTCGTAAATTGCACCAGATTCTTCCAGAAGTAGCAAAAATTTAGCATATTCGTCGTTGTGGAGAGAATAATAAAACTCAAATATGTATAAACTTTTTTCAGAAAACACACCAAAACTCACATATTCGCCTCTCAACATGGTTTCTTCGTGTGTATTGTCTATGAAGCAATACACACGATTTACAAACAAGTATTTCTCGTCGAAACCAAGGGCATGGTTGTCGAATCGATTCAAATCCGGTTTTATTTGAAATTTCATAATTGTTTATTGGGTGGGGGCTCCAGTTCCAATCAATTTTGTATTCAGATAAACCAAATTATATATAAATGAATAATATAAACATGTACAATTATTTGGTTGAATTTTTAGGAACAATATTGTTTACTTTTGTGATTTTAGCCACGGGCAATCCATTGGCGATTGGAACGGTATATGCACTTATACAACTTCTCTCCATCGGATTGGTTTCGGGGTACTTGAATCCGGCCATTACTATTGTGCTGGCGGCAGCGGGTATCATCAAACGGATTGAAATTATATATTTTACGCTAGCCCAAGTGTTGGGGGCTTTGTTTGCATTTTACATTTACAGAAACTTTGTCTAACAACACCACTGCAAATATATATTTTTGAAATTATGCATTAAGGGATTGAGAAGAATGAGATGTTTCTTTTTGGTCGGTGTAATAATAAAATTAAAAATATATAATGGCATCAACAAGAATACGCAGCGACCCGTATGAACAATGGTTGAACGTAGAATCCGCCGCTGGTTTAGGAAAGTACATGTTGAATACGCCTGGTCCGGGCACATATTTGCCGTTCGTCGAAGACCCACATATTCGTCTTCAACATTGGGGGGCAAACATGATGACACATACCATGGACGTCGAAGAGGATTTGTTAGGAAAGACGCGACTTATCAATTACCGCAACCAAGATACATTGACATTTGAAGACAGGTCGGTTGCTACGCAAGTGGTTCAATACCCAACCATGCAACCCTTTGTCGAAGAGACGCGCGCGAGTCATCCGGCGTGGTTGTACAAAGATTTGGAACACAACAATTGGTCGTTTCCTATATTGAACCCACAACATTCCCCCGGGGAATTCATGCCGGGAACGTTTGGGTTGGGCAAGGGAATTCGCGAAAACATTTCGACAAGAATTTTGGAAAAGGACAATTATTTATCTAAAAAGCAAAGTTTACGTTAAATTAGAATAACATTATACATCAAGTTTTAGATTACGTGATGATGCCTCGGAGGTCGTGATATCTTTTCGTGTAAAATTCACATAAATCAAAAAACTCAATACTCCTCCAAGCAAAGACGAACCAATAGATACCAATATTATAGACCAATGCATATTTTTTTGTATGACATACAACAGAATACATCCAATTGCCACGCCGACGAGTAGACTCGAGAACAACCAAATCATAAACATAGCATCGTTTTTTCCTATTAAATCCATCAATGTAAACTCAGATTTCAAAAAATCGTAGTCGTTACCTTGTCTCAATTTCAAGGTATCCATCATAATGAAAATTTTAGTTGACATTGTCAATAAAAATATCGAGGCTCCCATTGCCATTTCTATTGTGTCGTAGGGACGTTGCATATTGGCATCTATTATCAAAAAAATACTCAATATTAATGCGCCCAATATGCAAACATTGTCCAACGACGTCAAAATTACCCGTCGGTTGTCGTCAACAAAATATTTTCTCACAGTTTCGATAAACAACACATTGTACATGGGGACCAAAAAAAAGTAAGAAAACAAAATAGCCATGATGAAAATAAAAAAATCGTTGAACATTCTTATCAACGAAATTTCATAAACACCATTCAAATAATCGCTGTCTATAGGGACCATAGCTATTTCGGGAGCACCTATATCCGACACTCTAAATGTGCCTCCCGTACATGTTTTGGGGTTGGGGTTCGGGTTCGGGTTTTCGTTTGCATCGAGGTCCCCTACCATGGAATTTATTTTTTGGGAAAAGTCGCGAATGTTGCTGTTTGCTGGGCTGTTCCAAAAATTATTTACATCTTGCATACTTTTTTGGGAAAAGTCGCTAATTTTGTTGTTTGCTTGCGTCGGATTTTCTAAACCCTCGACAATCTTTCCCGTTTTCATGTCTACAATGGTGGCGACGGACAATTGCGGATATTCCAATGACAAATGGCGCGACAAATCGTTGATTTCTTGGATGGTGCGCATGTTGGTAGGGAAGACAAACGGGACAGAAATAGAATTCGCCAGTCGTATCGTGTTGGATGTCACCAAACATTTGGAATCGTTTGGCAACATATTGTTTAAATTCAAGTTTTCGGGAATGCCATCATGAAACAATGGGTCCAACTTTGTTTTCGATACAAACCAAGACGATTCCAGGGGTATCATGAAATAAAATACGGAACCATTGGCCGTCTTGTTCTCTATGATGCAAAACTGTTTGACCAAATACAACGACACGGGATAATAAGAATTTCCGCGAACTATCAACCGATTGTAACCACTGTCTCGTGAAATGTTGTATTTGAAATAACCATGTTGTGTCAAATTGCAAACCGATGTTTCAATCGTCAAGTCGGAAAAATTATATTTTACGAGAATCATTGTATTGATTATATATAACAATGGATATTACATTGTGACAATTGAAACAGTTAAAATGGTATTAAAAAAACCCACCCAAATCACCCAACAAATCATTGATGTTAAAATCCACATTGAATTTGGGGAAATTTCCAAAAGAAAATTCACAATCGTAACATTCGGGTGGATAGAATGCTTCTTCGATGTTGATAGGGGTCCCAAATGCTGTCGTGATTTTGAGAAATATTTGATTCAACGAAGATAACCCGTCTGATATCCATTTCTCTACCCATTGAATACCAAACAACCAAAAAAAGAAGGTTGTTATACCGTAGACAATTAAAACGAACAACCGGAAAATGTAATACAATATACAAATGGAAAACAGATTTTTGATGTAAAACCCTGCACAATAAAACGCATTTCCAAGATACAACGCAAAGTCGCGCATGAAAGTCAAAAATTGGAAAAACACTTTGATAAATTTTTGAATTAAATCGAAAATCTTTGTAAATCGTTTTTCAATTTGTTCCACATATTTTTCCAAAACATCAACCAGGTCATGGAACAATTTGTTTGCATTGTCTTCTATTTCTTGGGGTATTTTTTCCAATGTTTCTTTGATGGGGTCCAACACTTCAGTCAGTTTATCCAGAATTTCTTGGGGTATTTTTTCCAATGTTTTTTTAACGGGGTCAAATGCTTTGTTGAACACATCGGTAATTTCATCCAGAAGTTTTTTAAATGGATCAAGAGTATCACCAATACTATTTAAAGTATCACCAAGAGTATCACCTAACGAAAGTAATTCAGCGCCACTACTGATAAATTCGCCTCCGGTTATATTCTTTAAGAACCCTCCACCACCAATACTCTTGAAGGCATCACCGATTGTATTAAAAACATCCATTATAAAGTACTAAATGAATAAAAAAGAAACGTATCTACCGATGCCGACGTGTATTGTTTTTCTTCTAATATTTAACATATATAGAATACAACATATACATGGCATCTAGATTCATTGAAAAAAATCAAGTATTTGTATCTATAATACTGTTTGTAGTGTTGTTCTCTATTGTGCATGTGTCCAAACCGGCTCTAATTTACAATAAAAATGGCTCGTTTCGCGAGTTTGGTGTAGGATATCGCAACAAAACTATATTCCCCGTATGGGTATTTGCCATCGTTTTAGGTATAATTTCCTATCTAACTGTCCGTTACTATTGTCTCTCGTATTGATTTTGTTTTCAAAACCGTTCCATATTCCATACATGCCGCTCATTGAGCCAGAAGTGAAATGGATCATTGAAAAAAATCTGCAACAATGCCACGAACGACGAATGTCTCGTTGGTTTCAAATCATCAATGTGTTGCTGTTCGTTGGGTTTCTACTGTTTGTATCGTGTTTTGTTTATTTCCGATTGCGTCATCGCATTTCCGAAGAGGAAAAGATGAAACGGTTTCAAGATGGCAAGGATTACATTTTGTCGCAAATAAAATTGTATCAACAACAACAACATACCCAATCGACATCCCACCTAACCGACTTGCCCGTGTTGAAGCCCAGCAATATCCATTTTGCACTTCCCATGGACGGAATCAAAAAATTGAAATGAGATGACAACAATTTACACCAAAACAAAATACAAATGCTGTTCCCTCTTTTTCTAATTCCTTGGAAAGGATTGAAACAATTGTTGAAAACTGAATCAGTAATCAATACATTTGTTGCGGATGAAATTGAAGAAACTTTACGACAATCGCCGCCGTTGTTCGGAAAGGAATTGCTACAGGACACCAATATCATGTTTGTTGACACCAAAACCAATGAAATATTGGTTCCATCGTCCGACATGGTTCATACCGTAAAAATAGAGCCTACTGATTTGGCACAATGCATTCAATCTTCGCTGGAACATTGTATCTCTGTGGTTTACACCGACCTTTCCTTCTTGTCAACATCCAGTCATACATTGAATTGGGATTGGGGGTCAGTCATCTCATTGTTGTTTGTTGCTTGGAAATTGTTGGACGATATCACAACTGAATTGTCTTCTCCTCCTCCTCCTCCTCCTCCGTCTTCGTTAACAAAACGCACACCACATGAACGTAAAAAACGAAACAAAATATGGCATCAAACGTTAAAAACATCAATACAATTGTTCATTCGCAAAATCGCCAAATTGTTTTATTATTTCTTCGGTTAAAGAATAATAAACCACCCATCCACCCATGTCTACAACAATACCAAAGAGCATGAATGAAGACGACGAACAAGAATGGCTTGACCGCTTCTTTAGTTTGAAACATGAATACGAAACCCAGGCCAAGAATGAACCATTGCTATGTATCCAATGCAAGAAACCAGGCGGAACATTGTTCACGCAAAAAAAAAATGTATACTCCGCCATTTGCAAAGCAACTCCCCCCTGCGATTTACGCTTAAAACGCACGCGCGGGTTTTATTTACCTGGGTGGGACGTATTTTATACGTATCGTGATATCATGGAACGGTCCAAACAAACGATGCAAATGTTAAAAAACGACGTAGAATTTCAATATTTAACGGAAACAGTTGCAATAAAAAGTAAATTCGAAGAAGAAAATACCCATTATGAAGCCACCTTGAAAATGTCCAACGAACTCTATAATGTTTTGGTGAATCCAGCGCGAGAAAAGGAAATACGCGAGAAAAAACGTGAACTGGAATCGATATTGAACGACATGGATATTTTATTAGACGAATGTAAAATGTTGACTGACGGCTCAATAAGTAACATTGTCGAAAAACAAATACAGGCGCTGGAACCTCTGGTGACATCTCTGCGAACCTCCAAATACGACGTAATTGAGATGAATGTCGTTACGGCAACCGACGAGAACAACCGTAGTAACCATTGCCGTACTTCGTCCTCCAGTTATGCAACCGAAAAAACGAAACATCATACTATGTATTTACGCGGTGACAATTGGGTAGGTGCACCTTATCATCCCGTTCTCATTCAATCTTAAATGGCGTGAAAATGCATCCTTCTTTCAAGAGTTCGGGAATGTTTACGATTACATCTGGATTTTGCAGAGAACAATCTGACAACCATATTTTGATTATGCAAAATCCCTTCTTGGGAGATATCGACATTCCATTCACCTTTTCCATGTTCTGGCTGTCCACCATCAGAGTATTCCCACCGAGAAAATAGAACAAATGACGCCACACCATTGGTGCAGACTTGTTCGAGATTTTGTAGGAAAAGGCACCGCCATTGCAGTTGCTTTTGTCTTCCCAAAGAGGCAGAATACCCTTCTTAGTAACAAACAACATACAACTGCGTATGACTTCGTTGGGCAGCGTTTCGTTGATTCCAATCAATTGTTCCACGGTTTCAATATTGCCAATAATTAATTTGTAACTTGAAATGTCCCATCTTTTATCAAATGGTAAATGGTAATATAAATCCCATTTATCAGCCAAAAAGGAAAAGGGGCGGCGGGACGATGTGGTCGTGGTATCCATCTACACAATAGTTGTTCAATGTAAATTTCTTTATTGTTTTTATTTTTTTTGATTGGTAGGGGTTGGTTGTTTTATTTTTTTATTGGTCTGTGTCGTCAGTTATCGAATAGGTTTCGTCCTCGTGCAACACGATGTATTGGGTCGATGTTAAATTTATTACATTCAATTTATCATCAATTATATCCAACGTATAATCGCGGGAAAATTCATAGGGCATAACATTGTACTCGAAATAACGTGCCACATGTTCCACAGACAAAATGGCATTTCCCGAAACATATATTTCTTCCGGCAAATGAATGTCACATGAACCTGCATCGTTGCGGCGATATACTACCGACAAAAAACAAGGGCGCATTTTCCTGTTGGACGACGACATGTTCGTCGGATTGGATGGATGGCAATAAATTATGTTGGGTTCACAACAATAAATCCATGGTCGAACGATGGATGGGTCGGTCTTGAAGAACCCGTTATGGCAATACAATTCGCGGTACGTATCAGTTGCGTCCAACCCGAATAGGCAACACCAGGGCTGATACATGGGCTCGCATCTTTTATGATTGATGTACAAATGCGCCATTTTGAACCATTGACAAATCCATTTGATTATTGGATGAGGACGATTCAACACACCCGCCAAAAATAACAAAGCCACATTTGCAATTGTTGTAATATAATGTTGGAACATTTATCTCTCTATTTCACTCTCTCTCGCTACGTTGATAATCTTGTTCGTATTTCTTTATGTTTTTTTTCCACAGAAACAATATACAACATGAACAGTGTAGAAATAGGTGAATCTACTTCCGTTGACAAAATTGGACAATGTAACAATTCCGTGGCCATTGGTGCATTTACAGGGAATTTGGCGCAACAATCCAACGCCGTCGCAATTGGGGTTCACGCTGGTGAGACAGGGCAGCAAGATTATTCGGTATCGGTTGGAGCTGCTGCCGGACAATTGCATCAAGGTACCTATAGTGTTGCTATTGGTGCAATGGCTGGACAAACTCGTCAAGCCGATTATAGCATAGCTTTGAATGCCACGCCCCGTGCTATCCCTATATTGAATTCGGGATTTCATGCATTGCCGGTTCGAAATCATCCTCCATGCATTCCGTTGTTTTACAACTATGAAACTGGCGAGATTACCACATTTTCAGCAACGTTGCAACAAAATGAATTGGACGGTGTAAGAGACGTGGATGAACAAGAAAGTGAACGTATTTACCAATTGAAACCACGCCTATTTGTCATGAACAACCAACCGATGCACGGACTGTTAGCTACTGAAACCACACACGAATTGACTATAATGGATTCTTCGGGAAATGCAATTGATGTCGCTTGGCAAGAAATCATTACTGATTTAGTCGCAGAATTGAAAAAGTTGAAAAGTCGACAAGACACCGCGACATCGACGAAGGACAACACCATAGCGTCAATCATTGACAACGTAACTCACGATGTGGATTGTTTGAAACGGGCAATCACCGACATACAAACAACTTTATCTGTGTTCAATACAAGCATGGAAGAATTGAAACAAATCATTTCTGTATTTACATCTTTACCACATCCATTGCGAACTACGACGACTCCGGTTCGGCAATCGAACCCCTTTCAATTGCGTTTTCCTCGTTGATTCAATACTACCTTGGGTCGCATTTGAATGTTTGTGGATTCCATCTTGTGGTTGCTGAACAACAGGAACTGTCGAAACAACCGGTTGCACTTGTTTGACTGGAACCACTTGTAGTACCTGTACCACTGGTAGTACCGGTAGTTGGCGATGTAGTCGCTATCGCGGGAGCTTCGATATTATAAATATCATAATCCATGTTCCACCGAGTTGAACTGTCATAATATTGACGGGCAGCCAATATTCCCCCCACAGATATTGCAATCGTCGTTACAATTGTCACTGGAAATTGTGGAAACACAAACAAATACATCAACACAGATGAAAATACAAGAACCATCGTTATTACAAAAATGATTACAATGACGTTCATGGATTGATTCCATTTGCGAATGCTATCCTGCAATTCAATGTTTCTTTTTTGGGTATTTTCCTTTTTGTATTGTTCATCCGTTGGCTCGTTGGGTTGAGAATCATCGGCTGATAATAATTGTTTATATTCATTCAATAATTTGTCCAGTCCAATTTTGTAACTCAATGAAAAATTGAGTGTGGGCGCCGTTGTGGCTCTATACGAAGAAGTGGGGGCCGTTGTGGCTCTATACGAAGAAGTGGGGGCCGTTGTGGCTCTATATGAAGAAGTGGGGGCCGTTGTGGGTGCCGTTGTTGCCACATACGAGGAAGTGGGCGCCGTTGTGGCCACATACGAGGAAGTGGGTGCCGTTGTGGCCACATACGAGGAAGT